TATAGAAGGCCGTCTTGGTCTTATCATTGACGGCACAGGAAAAAACTATGCGAAGATTTCAGATGAAGCAACAAAGTTAAAACAACTTGGTTACGATGTTCATATGATTTTTGTCAATACCTCGTTAGATACTGCACTTGAAAGAAATAAAAGACGCAGTCGTAGTGTACCAGAATCACTTGTAATTAAGTCTTGGAAAGATGTACAGTCCAATATTGGTAAGTTCAGTCAGTATTTCAGACAAAACTTTGTCGTAGTAGACAACAATGATACAGATGAAGATGTAATGACTCCTGTATATAAACAGATAAAATCGCTTGCACTAGCAAAAATATCAAATCCATTAGGAAAACAATGGATTGCAAACGAATTATCTAAGAAAAAACGAAAATAAAGCTCGAAAAGACTTGACTTTTGTTGATTAGTATGTCATAATGGTTATACAAAATCAAAAGAGAGAGATTAAATTATGGCTTACGTTAGTCAAGAAGACAAAAAAGAGTTAACTCCTGCAATCAAAGCAGTTCTTAAAAAATACAATGTAAAAGCAACCATTGCAGTTCGTAATCACAGCACTTTAGTTGTTAACATCAAAGAAGGTTACATTGACTTTGCAAAAGATGCCATTCATAAAACTCAAATTGGTGGTTTTGAGCCTCAGGTGAATGAGTATCATTTAGACAAACATTGGTCAGGAGATGCATTAGACTTTTTACAACAGTTATTAGATGCAATGCAGGGCCCATCATATTTCAATAATGATGATGCAATGAGTGATTATTTTCATAGATCACATTATACTGATATCAATATTGGTAAGTGGGATAAAGAATATAAATGTTTGGCTTTACGACCACATTATTGGGGGGCTGCTTAATGCTGAGTAGTTTGGTAAAAACTTACGAGAAAAATTTTATGGAAACTATTACAGTTATTCATTCTGTATCTAAATCAAAACCACAAATAGTTGCAACTGTTGAAGTTGATAAAAATTTAACTGATAAAGAAAAGTGTGAACTTGCATTTCGATTGACTAATAGCATTAGTGAAGCATGGTATATGAGAGATGATGTTAACTATTTAGGATCTACAAAAACTTGTCGAAGTACATCTTTAAACGATTTTATTTTAATTGGGTCTAATAAATATAAATGTACCTCTAGAGGTTGGAAATTAGTATAAATGATTAGTATAACTGAAGAAGCAAAACAATATTTAGATTCTATGATTGGATTTGGCCTGCATGGTCGATATGCTAGAGTATCTGTTGAAAGCGGTGGGTGTTCTGGATATCAGTATAGCTGGGATTTAGTGGATGATGCTGCAAATGGCACTTTAGTTGAAGACATTTTAGTTATCGATAACTCAGCTGATTCTTTCATTGAAGGTTGCGAAATTCATATGGTAGAAGGATTTGCTGGATCATCTTTGGTTGTCAAAAATCCAAAAGCTTTTGCACAATGTGGTTGTGGTGAAAGTTTTGCAGTATAATAGGAAAAGAAATGTACGAATATAAATGTAAAATAGTTAAGGTTATTGATGGTGATACAACAGATGTTGATATTGATTTAGGTTTCGGTGTATGGTTAAAAAAACAAAGAATACGTTTTTATGGTATTGACACACCAGAGTCCAGAACCAGAGATTTAACAGAAAAAAAGTTTGGACTGATGGCAAAAGAGTATGTACAATCTCATATGCCTTTAGATTCTATACAAACACTTATCACATGCAAAGATGGTAAGGGAAAGTATGGTAGAATACTTGGAAAGTTTAAAATGAAAGATGGAAGTATTCTCAATGAAAATATGATTGACGATCACCATGCAGTCGCGTATTATGGTCAATCTAAAGATGAAGTTGAAGAAGAACACATTAAAAATAGAAGTTTTTTTGTAAAATGATTATGGAATTTTATACATTATTGTTTTTCTCTATTTGTTTAGCATTTTTTATATTTAATAATTGACAATAATAAAATATTAGTGTATAATGAAAGGAATTTAGTATGGCAACAGATATGAACAAACTAGATGCTCGTCAAGAGCTTTTGATAATTACAATGGAAGAATGTGGTGAGTTAATACAAGCCTGTTCCAAACTTCTACGAAGAAATGAATTGTTTGGCAATAGTACAGAAATAGATAATCTTAAAACTGAGATAAGCGATGTTATGTGTATGCTTGAATTGATGGCAGAGTGGGATGTGATATCCTACGAAGAAGTAATAGATCGTATGCGCCTCAAACGACAAAAATTATCTAAATGGTCACAACTTGTAAGTCCTGATGAATTTAAAAATAATCCAAATGCACCTAAGTTATAAAAAAAAGGAAATATTAAAATGGAATTATTAAAAGAATATGGTCAAGAACCAACTGTTGCGAAAGTTAAGACCGCTCAAGGACTATTTGAAGTGCTATATGGTGATATGATTATTGCTTCTTGTGCTTCAAAAGAAGAAGCTGAAGTTCTTGCAGAAAATTACAATTTATCTAAAAATGTAGGTCAGTCTTAATAGTTATATGCCTTATTCAAAAGCGGTACTAGACCATTACGAAAATCCTCGTAATGTAGGAAAGTTTGACCCAAGTGTTGAGAATATTGGCACAGGAATGGTTGGGGCTCCTGCGTGTGGGGATGTAATGAAGTTACAAATAAAGGTTAATGATGAAGGTATTATTGTTGATGCAAAATTTAAGACGTATGGGTGCGGATCTGCTATTGCATCTAGCTCTTTATTAACAGAGTGGGTAAAAGGTAAAACCTTAGATGAGGCTTCTGTCATTAAAAATACTCAAATTGCTGATGAATTAGCATTACCTCCTGTGAAGATCCACTGTTCAGTGTTAGCAGAAGATGCAATTAAAGCTGCAATCGTAGATTATAGGTCAAAAAAATGATAATAATAAAAGAAATTGCTGGTTTAGTTTTTAGAGTTGTAGGTTTGTGTTTAATATTTTGTTTGATACCAATTATACTTATAGCTGACTTGTATTATTCAAGAATGGAAAAACCATTTGAAAAAAAATAACAACAAAGAAAAAACAAAAGCTCAAAAAGAATTTATCAAACTTTGGGGAGTTTTCAGGAATGTTGTTTTAAAACCAGCTGGTGTTCCTTTAGGCGAATGGGATATAGAAAACCAATGCAGAAAAAAGAAGTGAGTAGTTATTGGAAAATCTGGTGTAAAGCACTAGGAAACAAGGCGTTTAGTGACAATAGAAATGCAGATAAAGTTGCATACATAAGAACTTTTTGGGTGTTGTTGAACGTGGTAACTTGTATAGCTATAATAGCTAATTGTATACACCAATGGTAATAAAGGAGATATGTTATGTCGGAACACAATCCTTATAATGGAAACTATCGTAGTTGGCGAGTGGGCATCCCAATGATGTTGCTAGAATATCCAGCACATCCTGAGTTATGTCACCGATCTATGGCTATCGTAGATAGTTATCTTATGAAATTAACTGGAAATATTCCTACAGGCGAACGAAGAAATTTTAACAAAAATAAAAAATGAAAAGGAAAAAATATGAACTATTCTTATAAACATGCAATATCAGCGACAATGGTATTAGCTGTAGTCTTAGCACTACCATCAACAGCACAATCACTTGAAACATCAGCAAATGTCACACTGACAACTGACTATAAATTTCGTGGGATTTCACAAAATGACACAGGCCCAGCACTACAAGGGGGATTTGATCTTGCCTTTGAGAATGGTATTTATGTGGGAACTTGGGGTTCAACAGTGGATTTTGAACTGACAGGAAATTCAAATCCTGCAATGGAACTAGACTACTATGTTGGTTATGGTGGGAGTATTACAGAAGCTCTTTCTTATGACATTGGTGTCATTTACTATGACTATCCAACTGCTGATGCTACTAATTTTTCTGGTGAAGGATACAACAAAGATCGTGACCTTGATTATGTAGAAGTATATGGAAGTGTTGGATACCAAGATTTAACTGTGGGTTATGCATTTTCTGATGACTACTGGCAAGAAACAGGTAAATTCAACTATTTTTATATTGATTACGACTTAGAACTTCGTGCTGGTTGGAGTTATAGTTTTCATGTTGGGTACAATGATTTCAGTAATTCTAGCACCGATGATGATGTTAATGATGCAAATGAAGCATTCTTATCTAATGGTGAAGATAACTACACAGACTACTCTATTACATTCACTAAATCTTTTTATGGTTTAGACCTTGCATTTAGTTTTGTCGATACTGACCTTGATGAAAAAGATTGTTGGGATACTGATTGGTGTGACAGCTCTGGAATTTTCTCAATAAGTAAAAGTTTATAATTACACACACACTCTTGACATTTACCCCTAAAGGTGGTATTATTACATAATGAAATTCTATACAAATATTCTTCAATGGGGTAATTCCCTACTGTTGCGTGAAGTAGTAAATGGCGAACGTGTCTGTCGTAAAGTCAGATATTCGCCAACACTTTATGCTCCTGTCAATTCTCCTACAGAGTGGAAAACACTCAAAGGACAATATGTAACACCTGTTCAACACAATACAATCAAAGAAGCAAAAGAGTGGGTTGAAAACTACAAGAACCAACCAGAGTTGGTTCATGGTAGTACCATGTATTCCTATAACTATATTGCTGATGAGTATCCCAACAGAATAAACTATGATGTTGACCAGATACTTATTGTCACAATTGATATTGAAGTTGAATGTGAGAATGGATTTCCAAGTCCAGAAGAAGCTGTAGAACCACTTCTATCCATCACAGTAAAAAACCACCAGAGTAAAAAGTTTGTTGTTTGGGGTGTAGGTAAATTCCAGAATAATCGAGATGATGTGACCTATGTTGAATGTAGTGATGAACTACATCTAATCAAAGAGTTCCTTTCATTCTGGGAAAGCCATCAACCTGATATAATTACAGGTTGGAACACAGAGTTCTTTGATATTCCTTATTTATGTAATCGTATTGAAAAGTTGTGTGGAGAAGATGAGGTTAAACGACTGTCGCCTTGGAGAAGTGTATTCTCAAGAGAAGTGTTCAAGATGGGTCGTAAGCATCAGGTATTTGATATACAGGGTGTTTCTCACTTAGACTACTTTGACCTCTATCGTAAGTTTACCTATACTGCACAAGAGTCATATCGACTTGACCACATTGCATTTGTTGAACTAGGTGATCGTAAGGACGGCAATCCTTATGAAACATTTAGTGAGTGGTATCAAAAAGACTTTCAATCGTTTATCGAATACAACATCATGGATGTGGAAATCGTTGATCGACTTGAAGACAAGATGAAACTCATTGAACTATGTTTGACTATGGCTTATGATGCAAAGGTCAATTACATGGATGTACTAGGTTCTACCAAGTATTGGGATATACTCATATATAACTATCTGCGTGAAAAGAATATTGTCATTTCACAGAAAAGAAAAGCAGAAAAGGCAGAGAAGTTTGAGGGTGCATATGTAAAAGACCCACAGGTCGGTATGCACAAATGGGTTATGTCATTTGACCTTAACTCATTGTATCCACATTTAATTATGCAATACAACATATCTACTGAAACTCTTGTTGCACAAGAGAAAGTTCCAAACATGTCTGTAGATAAACTACTCAATAAAGAAGTGGATACTTCTATTCTTAAAGGAGTGACACTGACACCAAATGGTGCTTTGTTTAAGACAAACAAACAGGGCTTCCTTCCAGAACTTATGCAGAGTATGTATAATGATAGGTCAAAATTCAAAAAACTTATGTTAGAGGCACAACAAGATTATGAAAACACTAAAGACCCCAAACTACTCAAAGATATATCAAAGTATAACAACATTCAGATGGCCAAGAAGATATCACTTAACAGTGTCTATGGTGCAATCGGGAATGCATACTTTCGCTACTATGACCTTCTGGTTGCTGAAGCAATTACTACAAGTGGTCAGCTTGCTATTCGTTGGATTGAGCGTGCTGTTAATCAATATCTTAATAAGTTGCTTAAGACTGATAACAAAGACTACGTTATTGCAAGTGATACGGACTCGGTGTACGTTGTTTTTGACGAACTTGTTAATAAGGTCTATTCAAACGGAGAAAACACTGAAAAGATTGTCGCCTTCCTCGACTCTGTGGCTAAGAATAAAATTGAACCATTTATGGACAAATCTTATCAAGAATTGCATCAATATGTAAACAGTTACGAACAAAAGATGCAGATGGCCCGAGAAGTCATCGCTGACAAGGGTATATGGACTGCTAAGAAGAGATACGTGCTGAACGTACACAATTCAGAGGGTGTGCAATATAAACAGGCTAAACTCAAAGTAATGGGATTAGAAGTCGTAAAATCATCTACTCCTGCACCTGTTCGAGCAAAACTTAAAGAAGCTCTATCAATTATAATGAATGGAAACGAGAAGGAACTGAATACATTTATACAAACATTCCGAGAAGAGTTTATGAACCTTTCTCCAGAGGAGATTGCATATCCACGATCAGTCAATGGATTAGACAAATTCGCTGATACAAATCAAATGTTTGCAAAAGGAGCTCCTATACATTGTAAAGGGGCAATCCTATATAATCACCTTATCAAAAAGAATAGACTCAGTCGTAAGTATCCTTACATACAAGAAGGAGATAAAATCAAATTCATCAATCTAAAACAACCTAATTTATATCAGTGTAGTGCTTTCTCATTTATTACAAACCTACCAAAAGAACTAGACTTACATAAGATGATAGACTATGATACACAGTTTGAGAAGTCATTCATTGATCCATTGAATGTGATTGTATCTACCATAGGTTGGGTAGTAGATAAAAGTTATGGCACACAAGGATCTTTAGAGGACTTTTTCTCTTGAGTACCAAGAAACATAATAGGATAAAAGGAGAAGCAATACAATGAAGTATATCAAAGTAACCAAAGACTTGGGTAAGAAAGAAACTTTCAATCAATGGAATGGAAAGTTCCTTGATGAAACATCTTATGACCAAGTAGTAAAAGTAACTGATGAAGACGCTGGTATAATGAAGCCAGTTAATTCACTTGATGGTTCTGATGTACCACTTGCATATGTTATTACGAATGCATACGGAGATGACTCTGTAAGAAATACTTTGATGTCTATTGAAGATACTACTGTAATGAGAGCAAACTGCTCAGGCCCTATTCTAGAAGAAGATATGCTTGCAAAAGGTTTAGTCAAAGATGTAGACTATCGACTACGAACACCAAACTCATATCAACTTAAAACTGGTACAGGTAAATGGGGTATGATTGCATACTCTAATGAAATACACTCTGTGATGATAGGTTATAAAAGAGGTAGATTTACTGGTGGTATTGATTCATCTGGTTGGGTTAAAGACAATCCAAAGAAATGGGAAGAACTACAAGTCATATCAGAATGGAATGAGAAAGCATTTATCAAAGCTAACAAAGATGTATATGATAAACAGAAAGCATTCTGTGAAACATACATTGAACCAGAGTATCGTATCGGTGGTGGTATTTTTACTACACTGTCTGCAAATCGTTATCATGTAGGACAATCTGTTAAGATGGGAGCTCATGTAGACTCTGGTGATCTAAATGCTGGCATGACTACAATGTCATGTTTTCGTGAAGGTGAATATGATGGTGCTTATCTAGTATTCCCACGATATGGTATTGCAATAGACGCACCAGACAACTCTGTTATCATTGCTGACAGTAACGAAGTACATGGAGTAACTCCAATCACTGGAACTGGAGAAAGGTTTACTTGTGTAGCCTATTGTGATAATAGACTTGCAACTAAAGGAGTTGCTGGTAAGTCAGAAAGAAAGATAGGTAGGTTTGCAAAAAAAGAAAGTGGAAGCCTAGAAGATTTTATTTAAGAATAATCGAGTTCGCTCGCTGAGAAACACTTATAGTTTTGTTGGTAGGAAGAAACAGGTATCATTAACCACCCTTTACTACCTACTTAAACCCTTGACACAGCATGCCAGCCATGTTATACGAAAAAGAAACATCAAAACTTTATTTAAAAACACACAATCAATCAAAAGTGAAATATCTCGGTATTACTGCTCAAGAAGATGTAGAAAAATACTTAGGGTCTGGAACGAAGTGGATGAAACATATTAAATCACAAGATCGCTGGGATGTAACAACAGAGATACTGTTTGAAGATGATATGATTGGTAATAAAACATCTGTTAAATTCCAAGAAATTTGCAAACAGTATTCTAAGTTATACAATGTAGTAGAGGATGAGGAGTTTGCTAATCTGAAACATGAAGATGGAGTTTTAGGTGCAAAAGGAAACACTACTACAAAGTATAAGTATAAAGGTGAGAAACACTTGATTGTCATGGAAAATGAATATAATGATTCATGGGAAGAAAACCCAGAATGCATAGAATCAGCTGGACTAGACTTTGACTCAATAGAAGATACTTATCTTTTAGATGATACAAACCCAGAAATAATTCTTGAACAACAACATAACGATAAAGCAGTACTAGACACAATCAAAAGCATGCCTTCTTGGCAAGGGTTAACTCCAGAATCAAGAGAATTGAAGATTATTTGTATGCGATTTGGAATCGGTATGAATAAGGATCATACTTTGGAAGATGTGGCAAAACTGTTCGATGTATCAATAGAAAGAATATGTCAGATTGAAGCAAAAGCATTAAGGAAGTTACGACATCCTTTAAATACTGACCATTTAAAACATATAGTAGATGCTAACCATGTTGACGGAGCATGGAAAAAAGCAGCATAAAAGGAGAAGAAAGCATGAGTAGCATGTCAGGTGAATATCGTTGTACTGAGTGCGGTTCAGAGAACTGCCATAATGAAGAATTTAATGATGATGAGAGTGGTCATATCATAAGTTGCAATGACTGTGGATATTGTGATGTATACAGGGAGGATAGCGTCAGTGGTAAGGTTATTGAGGAGTACCAAGGCTATGACTACTGACATGCGGTTGAAGGAACACTAATATGGAACAAGAAGAACAAGAAAAAGCATTCGTATATCGGTGGCATATAGAAGAAACCAAGAAGTATTATCTTGGTAGCTCTATTGGGAAAGACAAATATTACACACACTCATCAAATGATAAAGAGTTTTGTTCTTATGTTCCTAGCTCATCGAACGAAACGAGAACTCCTGTAGCTGAAAGGAGAGAGTTTCTAGCAAACATGCCAGAGGGTATAACAAGAGAAATAATAACTTATGGAACGTATAAGAAGATGCTTACACTAGAGAGAACACTTCAGTTACATGCTAAGGAACACTGCTGGGAAGAATATTATAATGATAATGTATGTGATGGAGTATATAATGGATTTGGTACTGGTGAAGATCATTACATGTCTGGTAAGACTCCTGAGAACCATCCAAGTCATACACATGGTAGAGCAGTAGGTGCGAGTAAAGACCCAAAGATAAGAGCATCATATGGTAAAGAATATAGGGAAGATACTCTATATGATGATAAGAGATATGCTAAGAACAAAGAAGAAACAGGATATGCAATAGGATATTCTCGTGCTAAGAAGAAGGTTAAGAAGATTCCTAAGAAGAAGGTTAAGAAGGTTAATAAGATTGATAAGAGAACAGCTTTCTTTAAAGCTTGGCAGGAAGCTCTCTGGAGTTCCACCTAAATGTTAGTGCTTACTCTGTAATTCCCACTATTACCCACTTTGCGGAATATAATTAAAAAGGCTGAGATAAACATAGAGTTGATGTGATTAGTGTCTGCTACTTATCAGTTTTATTTTCACATACACGCAGAATATCTCAGAAAACCTCAGAATAATCAATTAATTTCATTTATTTAGCATAAAGCCCTTGAC